ATGGTAAAAAAAGGCAGTTTATCCGATACTGCCAAACGTGGGGGGTTAATTAGCCATTTGAAATATTTCTGCAAAAATTTCGTTATCTAATTTTTTTTGATTTTCGAAACCTTTTTTAAATCTAATCCTTTTCTAGAATTCATCCCGGCAAGTTGGGAAAGTGATTTTCTTTCTACGTTTACAAAAACATTGTCTTGTTGTAGTTTGCTTTTTAAATTGATGTTCATTTTTTTAAATTTTTAATGGTTTTACCGCAAAACCCCTTTCCAATCGGATAAGGGGCAGCGACCTGAACTATCAGGAAACAGGAAGATTAATCAAATGAATATCCATTGTGATTCCAATGAAACAAACCAGTTTTTGAAACTCTACGGGTTGCTTTATTAGGACAAATAATAATACAATCAATAAGGCTATTTTTTTCCATGTATTTAACAATCTTATCATGTGCTTCAGTAAGTGTTTCTGTTGTTACTTGAAATTTCTTTCCGTTGTTAAATGTTAATTTGTAAGTGTGCATTTTGATAGTTTTTATTTGTTTATTAATTTTAATAATTAAAAATAAATAACTTTTATCAAATAAAAAAAATTATTTGTATTTTTTTTTTATTTCTTCCAATTCTTGCCTTGTCCACTTTTTTAGATCGTGCCTATGTTCTTCGAGCCATTCAACCATTTCTAAGCCTATTTTGTCTATTAAGTTCCTTTTATATCCTATTAAATGAAATTGATCAAAACCGTTGCAATATTTGCACTCTTTATTAACATTATACTCGTTAAATCTTAAAAAACTGCCCCCTTTTACAGGTACATAATGCCCAGCATCGTAGTTTTCTCTATGTTTTCCGCAAGATATACAAGGCAAACCGTCATCCCGTTTCCTTATGTAAGAATTAAAGATTTTTTGAGTTTCCTCTAAAAGTTTAGGTAAGGTCTTAGTCATTGATTAATTTATTAATATATTGAGCAACTGCGGTCTTTTTGCAAAGTAAATCAATATACACGTCATCTTTAATATAATCTGAATTTTCGTCTTTTAGGTTTTTTTTAACCTGTTTTCTGATTTTTTCCTTTTCGTCTTCGCTTAAATTAATTTTTCCTTCTTTTCTTAAAATAGAATAGGCTTTAGGATTAATAAACTCAATTCGTCTGACTTGAGAATTTTCCCAATAATCTAAAACGGTTTCGATTATTTCTTCATCTGTAACTTTCAAATATGGTGTTTCTTTAGTTTCCTCTGGTTCTATTTTTCTTCTAATTTCTGCAGCCTTCACTCGGTAAGCATTCATTACTGAACTGAAATAAGCTGGGGAAAAGTTTTGAAAATGTTTTTCACAATCTATCTTCCCGGAAGCAGCCATTTCGAAGGCTAAACCAATTTCGTTTAAATTAAACACCCCGTAATTGTTCTGAATGTACTTTATTAAGAATTTAAGTTCGGTTTGCGTGGGTATATTCACTAAACCCATGTATTGCATCCCAATTATAATTTGATCGCCAATTTGAGCCTCATTTGCGTTTTTTATCTCAATCGAGTTAAATGCCTGAATAAAGCCCCGTTCTAAGTTGCTGAATTTTGTCAATTCTTGATTCAGCTTTTGAAGTTGGTTCATTTGTATATTTTTTTCTGTTAGAAATCCAATTTTTAACCGCAGCTTTCCAATTTTTCATTTTTGATCTTCCTACCATCCATCCGTTTGACTCGTAATAATTGAAAAATTTATCCGCTTCTGCAAATGCAGTAAAATCATCCAGAACTAAACAAAATTCATTTTTAATATCTTCTATGTGCGGACTAATAAACTTTATATTTATTTTATTTTCTTTTATTTTATTTTCTTTTATTTTGTTATGTTCTGTTATAACACTGTTATGTTCTGTAATAACAATGTTATCACTCCATCTGTTTTCCATGCCTTTTTTACCTGCCAATGATTTTTTTAATCTCTTTTCGTTCATAATTTGTTTGTTTTTTAGAACACGTTCTGACCAGTATTTTTCGCCATCGCTAACGAACAACCCAATAGTTATAGCATCGTTATAAAACTTTTTTAACAGTGTTATATCAACGTTAAGTTGCCATGCTAAACCTTCTAATAAATTACAGGTTAATGTACTGTCCGGACTGTCGTGAAGTTTTTCGATAAAATACCAATAAAGACCGTAACCCTCTGCCCCGTATTTAGACCTTATGAATAAGATTTTCTCGTCATTGTGAGCATTGTGATCGTGCGAAAAGTAACTCATATAAATAAAAAAGGCGGTCACTGTAAGGAAAGTGCCGCCAATTTATTACCATCAAAAATCCACTTTCTTGCTCCTTACTTCAAGTAAGTGGACTGAATACAAAATTAAACCTTTTTTGCTATTCTAACCGCATAAAGTTTACCATCTGGACCAACTATTCTTTTCCCTGCGTAACGATTAAAGACTAATTTTTTAGCACTAATTCCCAAAAATGCAGCCGTATCATTAGCCGAAGGGAAAATCATTGCTTTTTTTATCCTTTTTTCCACTGGTTCAATAGAAAGATCGTAAACTACATGAGGCACTCCGCCATCTCCGGTAGCAATTACTAATTTTTTCAAAACGGTTCTTTTTTGTAAGTGTCAATTACTGGATAAGGCTTTCCTTCTTTACTTTTTAGGATTTGTAGCCTTAATTGTTTCTTTCCTTGATAGACTGTAAAAAATTCTTCATGATCATCATAGAATTTGTTAAGGTCATCCATTGTAATAACCATTGTGGCAATTACAAAATCTGGTGCTTTTTCGTGTTTAGGGAAAATCATAATTCCCTTAGGCAGATGTTGTTCCATTTGTTTATTTTAAAATTTGAGAAATAATACGTTCTTTAGTTTTTTGAGCCTTCATGATTTTTTCTTCCATCGCATCCCAAACCGATTGGTCTTTTTTTACTGTCGTATAAAATAACCTTGAATTGATAGTAAGATCAAATTCAAATTTATTACCGAAATCATCCGTAACAGAAGAAGTAAGATACCGGCAAAGATAACTTGTATCGCAACCCGTTACCATCATTTGCATTTGTAATTGATAGAAATATTCACGTGGCACGTTGTCGCCTTCCAAATGATCAATCTTCTGGTTAAAGAAAGATACAGGGCTATAAGGGCATTTAACGTCCATTACCGCTATAATATCCAATCCGTCATAAAGTATTCCGTCAGGACTTGCCCCGGCATATTGACCATATTCTAAAAAAGTGGAAGAATTCATTACAAAATTCAATCCTGTCAAAGTTTTAAAGGCATCAAAAGCCTCTTGTTCGTTATACAGTCCATGATCGGTTGCTTTGCTTGAAAATTCTTTTCTCCATCCCGTAACTTCCTCAACGGCTTTTTCCATTATATAAGTTAAAGAAGTTTCCGACCAAACACCAGCCTCTTTATCAGCTTTGGTTTTTGGTTCTACAAATAACTTCCAGATTTCGGAAGCCGTGAATTTACCCGTTCTTGTTTTTGATAGCATTTTGAAAATTTTTAAATTTGTTTTGAATTTTTTTTCTTTCTTCTCTTTCTTCCTTCCAGTCTATGTAAAAAGTAAAAGAAAACATTATAATACAAGTGGAAAGGCAAATTAAAACTAATGAGCCGCAAAATTCAGTCATTAAGCCGATTGTCATAATGAAGATTTTCTTTTAGTAAATAATGTTTTAATGTTAGCGTTTTTTTCTACTGCTTCTTTGTTTTGTTTATAGACTGCGTTAAGTTCATCAACTGTATTGCAACCGTTAACCAGATCGTGCCATTGGCTTAAATCTTCTTTAATTTGAACCCCGGCAGCATCAATGTCTTTGTCCGTTACCAATCCAAGCATAGAACTTAGGGCGTACCTGCGTAAATAAGTAATGGCAGAGCCTAACACCTGAAATTCATTCATCTTCGAAAGTTGAACCCCTTGCGGTATTGGGGTAATAGATTTTAGATAAGAATCATCCGTAGTGGAGAAAACAATAGTTTCTAAACCTTCTGGTTGAATAAGTTGCGTAAAGCCTAACCCATGTTTTTTTAAAATTGGGTTAATTACTTGAAATATTTTGGGAAGGTCGGCATAAGAATATCCATATCCTTGAGTGTCTTTGTGAATAATGGGGCATTCTTGTTGAAAAGCGGCAATTTGTTTGTATATCATAATTTTGTTTTTAATCTTCCTTTATTACTTTGTGTAAAACAACAATCAAAAGGCAATAAATTAATAAAAGGGTTAATGGGTTAATCATAAATTTCTATTAATTCGTCTAATAATGGTTTATTGAGAACAGAAATCATAATACGCCGAACACAATCAGCATAAAAAGTCAAGCATCTGGATTCAACCCTTATCCACCTTATAATGTCTTCTTGAAGTCTTTCGTGATTATTGAAAAGAACAATAGGTGCATAAAAATCCCTTTTTTCAATGCAATCAAAATAAATTTTTAATCTGTCTTCGGCATTTTTTTTCCTTGACCTTGCCGTTTTTACGAGGTCTAAAAAGGCATCTGCCCTTCTGTGGAGTTTTTGATGGTTTTCGATTTTCATGGTTTTATTTTGTGAAATGATCTTGGAGCAACCCAAGTAAAAAGCAAATTGAAATTATGGCTATAACAAGTTCTATTATAGCCTTGCGTTGATTAATTTTTTCCGTTCCGATTTCATTTAATTTCATAATAATTAATTTTAGGAATTAAAAATAAATACATTTTACCAAATAAAAAAATTATTTTTTGTGATAATTAATTTTAATGGGGAAATCCGCCTTAACCAAAGTTTTCCCGTATATTTTTTTAACGGGTATTTTGTTCGTATTAATATAATACGTAAGGTGTTGTAACATCATTTTGTGTTCTTTACAGTATTCTGACTGTGTAATCCATTTTTCCATGTCTTTTTTTTACAAAATTAAAATAATTTTATAAATTAAAAAAATATATTTTTATTTTCTAAAAAGTTTATATTTGCTTAAAATTAAACTATGATAACAAATTTCGAAGAAGTTACTTGCGATTTAACGAAGGAAGAATACAAACTTGTTCCCGTATTGATTGCCGGTTTAAACGCCAGAACAAAACTAAACCCTATTTTATCGGAAGATATTGTTATGGCAATTAATGCCCGAAGGCATGAATACGGATTAAAAAATAAATTTAATGGGGCAAGATTGAGGAAGTTATGCAATTTTATTCGCAGCACTGGGATGATTCCATTGATAGCCTCAAAAAACGGGTATTACGTTTCCAAAAATCAAGACGAAATAAATGATCAAATTAAGTCTTTAGAGGAAAGGGCTGCTTCTATTATGGCAAGTGCCAACGGGTTAAGAAAATTTATTTAAAAACGTTCGCTAGGTAGGGTTCGACACCTACAATCTCTCTGATACAATCAAAGGCTTTAACTTGAAGCTACTAGCGAATTTTTTTATTTCAAAGTACAAATCTGTCAGCTTATAACCTTACTTTTTTGTAACATTAGTCAGATTATACCCTTACGTTTTATAACAAAAATTTGCACCGTAACATAATAAATGTTAGCGTTCATTATTTCTGTTAGTTCACGTTCCATGAACAGTCAAGTAAATTGAACAAAATACTTGACATTATATGTTTTTAGATATAACACAACTAATTTAAAGTCAATTATATGTAATAACGTATAAAAAAAAATGTTAGTGAACAGTTCGGTAAAAGTGAACAGTTAGAACTATTCTTTTGGGGGGAATAATTCTTCGTATAATTCGGAAATACAATAATATATTATTGCTATTGATTTACTTCTAATTAATCTAATTTTAGTTTTTTCTTTATTTTCTAACAAATTATCGTCTAAACAATCAACTGCCGAAAGAGCATTGAAAGCACTGGCAATATATTCTGCCCAAGTTGTTGCTTCTACATATTCAAATTCTTCCGGCAGTTCCTCTTCCATGATTAAGATTTTAAATCAATTAAGTCTGGTCTGTCTATTTCTTTATCTTGTATTTGATTTCTTCTTGCTTCTTGGGCTAATTTCTTCCATTCTTCGGCAGCTTGATAACATTGATTCATTCTTCTGACTGCTTCCGTTTCTTGTTCTTCTTTGGTTAATTTGTAAAACGTCTTAGGCGGTATGTTTGCCATTATCCAATTCTTTTAATAATTGTAAAGAATCTATTGCTTTTTGTAAATCTTCTAATTTTTTATTCACTTTGTACAAAGCAATACACTTGATACATTCTCCTTCTAAAAAATTAAAATTGTTGTAATGGATAAACTCAATAGGCTGAATCTTCATCACTACGTAATGATGCTCTCCTATTTCGGTTTCAAGTTGTTCTTTAGATTTAGAGAAATTTTCTAAACCTTGTTTTAATTTTTCAATCATATATTTGGTTTTAAAGTACTTTCCCTTTATAAATCCTTTTATTTCTAAACTCGTAATCTTTGCCGTTAGAATCTAAATCAACCACCCCAAAACCATGATTCCACTTATTTAAAGGCATATACATAGGGTGCAATTCCGAAAGACAACCCAAACTCCACGTTGTTGTTATCTTTCCGTTCATGTCCGATTCCGTATGTTCACTCGTAGCGTGATTATGACCTTGAAAGGCACTAACTTTCCCTTTTAGATACAATCCCCTTGCTATGTTTACCGGGGCTGAAATGCCGCCAATATACTCATGCCCGTGAATTCCATTCAGATCGTTTAATTTCATAATCCTTTTATCCGCTATGACTTCAATTCCTTTCGCCCTTGCTTTTAATATATTTTGAAATTCAAATTCTTCTATTCCAACTAATTCGCCAGCTTTTTCGTATAAAAAATGCTCATATCTTTCTTCGTGATTGCCGAGTTTAAAATAAATTTTACAACCAAATTCTTTCTCAAAAATAGAAAACATTTCTTTGAAAGTGTCCAACTCTAATTTAAAATTTCTTTTTTTTGGGTCTTTAATAAATCTGGAAAGCCGGTGGCAGTCTATTGTATCTCCGTTTAAAAGTAACCCGTCTATTTTTTCGTTTTTTAAAAATTTAATAGCTGCCGTCAAAGATTCAATAGAATGATAAGGTACGTGAATATCCGAAAGTATTCCAATTCTTTTATGGCCTTTTATTACATAAGGTGCGTAATCTGTTTCGTCAGAAAGAGGTATATTGTATGGGTTTTTAACTCTTTCCTCATTTATTATAAATTTTGAATTTTTTATTTTGCTCGTCAATTTTTTTTTCCCTTTTTTCCCTTCTATATATCTAAGAGAATCTCTAGCAGACTCAATATTTTTATAAATCAAATTATTTTCTTTATATAAAATCCTTGCTAATTTAAGACTGGGCATATCCATCCCGTATTTTTCTCTGTATTCTCTGGCGGTGTCTGTATTTATGCCCATTTTATAGCGTTTAAACGATTTATCCAGCCTTTATGAAATTTTTCTTGCGAAGGGTTATGCTTAACAATATCTTCATATCTTGTCAATCTTTTTTGATATAAAAGATCAAAAAGTTTTTTTGAATCATAATTTAAAACTGCTTTAAGAGTGCCCAAACCCCAAACCCCGTCAACTTCTACCCCTACAATTTGTTGTATGTATTTTACTATTATCTTCCCTTGATTTAAAATTGAATCGCAAATGAATTCCGCCAATGATTGGTTCGGTATTTCCGAACAGTTGTAAGCATCCCAGTATAGACCTTTAAGAACTTTATAAGCCTCATCACTTGTCATCGCTTTAACGTGAGAACAATTTAAAGATTTATCTTTATAGAAATTTACAAGATCAATTAACGTAATGCCGTATTTAGTGCATCCGCCAACATCATCAGCATCATTCTCATATACAGTTCCTTCAAGCTGATTTTCAATAGGGAAATATTCATCAAAATTTGCCATTTTTTTTCTTTACAATAATAAAAAATGAAATCAAAAGCAAAACAATAAAAACAATTGTTTTAATCGGAATAACTATCGGTATCTGTAATTTCTTTGAATTGTTATCCGTAGATTTTAAAGTTGTTTCAATCTTTTTATTTTCGGTTGTTGTGTTTTTATTTGTTTCGTTTTTAGACTTATTTATTGATACATTTAACTTTTTGACCTCTCCGCTGTTTGCAATAGTCAATAATTGTTCAATAATATCTGTACTGTTTGAAACAATTTTTTTGCTTGAGTCCTTAAATTCTACTTCAAAGTTTAGATTCTCGGCAGTAAATATTTTTGAAAACAAATCCTGATCTGTTTGAGAAACAACTGTACTATCAATTTTTTTAACCAATTGATGAGTAACAGAACAACTGCAAAGAAAAATTAAAAGTAAACTACTTAAGTTCCGCATACAATTCTTGTGTCAAAAGAACGCTTTCCGCAATAGTTAATTTTCCGTCAGCCAAAGCAGAAGCTAACTGACCGCTAAATTCAATTAAAAAAGAAGCTTTTGCGTTCCCAGTCAATCCTTTTACTATTTTAACCACTTTAGCAATTAATTCGTCTGGAGTGTGATTTTCGCCTAAAAATTGTTGTGATAATTGTAAGTCAAGTATTATAACTGGCAAAACTGCTTTTATTTTTTCTTCAATAGCAGCACCGCCTGCACCGGCTAAAGTGCCAATAATATCTGCTTTATCAAAATCCGTAACTGTTTTAATTATATTGGTAACTTTAATTGCTGCAGGAAGAATTACATTCTTAACCTCATTTTCTGTGCTTGTGAAAAGGGTTGCAATTTTAGCCTCAACAGAGGCAATCCACGATCTTAAACTCATAATTTTATTTTTAAATAGTTGAAGGCGGCATAGGCGTTTTACCATCTGCTGCCAATATTAAACCAATCCCGGAAAGAATAGCCGTCAAAGCTATATCTATTTTAGTTTTGTCGTGAATTAAAACAAGGATTCCGCCAACTAAGGTTGAAATCCCCAAACTTGTAGTTTTCCAATTTTGTAACAAATTCATTTTCTTGTTTTTTTACTTTTTTTAAAATCTAAATACCATTTCCAAGCGGTATATCCTGCCACAATACTTGAAGCCATTAAAGAAGCAAACATTGACGCAGAAGAAAGGCTAACACTTCCCATAATTGAAAATAATCGTGATGAAACATATAATCCAGTGCTTAATAAAACACCTTTCCAGCTATGTCTGGAACTTTCTATTGCGTTGAATAAATGTTGCATTTTATTTAATTTTTTCCTTTGGTTTATCGGCTGGTTGAAGGAAACTGAACTTTTGTAAAGGAGTTATAATATTCCCTAAAATTGTTTTTCCTGTCATTGTTCTTGCGTCAATATTCTCTTGAATTAAAGACAAAACATACTTGTAAGTAGTGGTGTCCATTTTAATTAACAAGGTATCAGAAACCTTTTGAGCCGAAGAAATTAATGTGAATCCTAGTGCAATGATTGTTAATGTTTTTTTCATTTTAGTTTACTTTTATAAATCTTGGATATTTTGAAAGAATAAAATCGTCTATTGGGGAAGGGTCTACTGCCCACAAGTTAGCAATTTCTTTTGGAACATAACAGTTGAACTGCGAAACTGAAACCCCTGTTGAGGTGTAGGCTTGGCAATAGGTATTAAATCCCGTAGTGGTATCTCTTGTTACGGAAATAGCTACCCAAGAAAATGAACGTGCTGAATCCCCTAAAGCGTCTACGATA